GGACTTCACGGACAGTGCTGTTTCATTCATTTTTTCGGTCATTTCATCCAGCCTGTCTTTCAGCTCTTTCATGCCGTCCTCGGTCAATCCCTTTACGGCGTCATTCAACTCATTGACCCTTTTGTCAATGTCTGCCTTCTTAACAAAATCGCCTTGCGAATCTTTAAGAAGTTTTTTTACTGTATCTTCAATAGTTTGAAGTAATGCTTTCTGTTCCTCTTCCATTGCTTGTGTGTGTTTGTTTTAAAATTTCTTAATTCCTTCAATCAAAAATTTATAGTTAATTTTGGGAGTGTCATTTTCTGACGGCTCTATTTCTTTGTAAGTGTCATCTTCTGACGGCTTACTTCTAACTTCTAATGTGGGTGTTAACTCGTTTGAACCAAATAATACTGCGGAAACCTCTATAAGTTTAAACTCTGATACATACCAGAAATATCCTGCCTTGTCTATCCGTTCAGTATTTAGTATTTTATCATAATACTTCTGCCAAATGGCAAATTCCTCTTTATATCCGTCCTCATCTGAATTAATAGCAAGCTCAATCTTTACATACTGCATACCGATTGAGTGTTGCTTAACCTTGCCTTTTTTGTATAGGTCGAATATTTTAGGATTGTACTCTTTCAATACATCGCTTTCGAGTATCAATCCCTGTATCTGTGCAATCGTAGTGTTTATTCCTAAATCACCTGACTTTAAGTTTTCATAGTAAATAGCTGTGACATCACCAACCAAAGCATCCAAAGTGTGAACATGACCGTTTAAGTGTGGTATAATATTCTTGCCTTCAACACCTCTTTCTGTGATTGACTTTTGCCCCGCATCTATTCCAAGTACATCAATGTCATTATCTGCATACATGGAAGTATTGGCAACCACCTTAACGTGTACCACGTCTGAATTGTCGTCTTTTGCCTGTTTGTTTACTTCCCCACCCTTCCCCACGTAAATAGTTTCAAACGGCTCTGAATAAACAGGCATGGACTTCTTTTTCTCAATAAGCTGTTTTCTGTTAGCCTTTAAGTAAGCGAACAACTCATCTTTAGGTATGTTATCATCAATCCTAAATTTCATTTCTTTATTACTTTTTGTGTGTCAAGAGCTTTTAACTTCTTATCAGCAGACTTCTTTAACTTCTTAAAATCAACCCTGCCGTGTTTGTCCTTTTTTTCCTCTTTGAACTTTTCAATTAAATCTTTTATCTTTTTCATCCTGCGTTCTTGTTTAGGTTAAAATTTCCTGTGATTATCATAATCTCCCGTTCGGATAGCTCGGTTATCCGCTTGTCAGCCCATGCCTCGTTTACCTTTTCCATTCTCAAAGCCACCAACCAATCATTGTAAGTGCAACCACCGGAAAAGAATAATTTTGACATCACTACCGTTATGTTTTTGTCTGCTATTGCTTTGTCTTTATAGGATTGCTGTAATACAGATAAGTGATTAAATGATACCTCGTACTCGTAGTTAAAATCCCTGGTTTTCAGCCAGTCATTAATGTCGTTTGCGTAGTCCTCTGCAAATGGAATTGTGGTATTTTGGTACATCCTTCTCTCTGAACTTTCCTGATTTTCAAAGGTCGCACCCTCTAAATAAAGTTTCCCTAGCACTTCGGGAATACCAAACTTGTTATAGACTATCTGTGCATCAGATGCAATCTCATCTAATAAGCCCAACTTCTTTACATCCTGTTCAACGGCGTAATATTTAACGGGCATTCCAGTTATGTAAAACTGATTCTGTCCTTCCCTGAACCCGTACCCGTCTTTAAAGTCTTTCTGCACCTGTTCTTTCTCATCATCCTGCAGGGCAACCGAACCCATTGTTACATCTTTGACATCACTTGCTATTATACCCCTCATCCCTCGTTCTTTGGCTATCACATTACGACTCTCATAGGCTATCCTGATATTTGAAAGCGGCACACTTAACGAAATGATCTTTGATTGTCCTAAAACTAAATCCTCCGGCTTGTTAAACTGTATGTTCGGCTCTTTTCTGTGTAAAATTTCATCAACACCAAAGTCCTGTTCTTTACCCCTCCACTTCCAAACCCATTTTCTTATAATGTCTTTTTCTTCAACAGCATCCCAATATCTGCCTGTTACTTTGGGTGTCATATACTGCGGATAAATCGAAAACAAAGTACCAACATCCCGAATGTTAATATCTTTAGTTGCTGAATTTGCCCGAATGAATGAATTGCCAAATACATCGTGCATTGACGAAACCAAAATCAAAAACTCCATTCTGCTCTGCAATGGATTAGGGTTATACATTAACCTGAACATCTTTCGTAGGTAAATATCCTTTGCATTTGATTTCTTAAAATCTTTGTAAGTGATTAATTCACCGTTTCTTAAATCTCTGACATTAAATTGAGCATTTGAAAGATACGAAGCCCGCAAGTCAACGGCTGTGGACAAAACAGGGTTTTTGACGTATTCGCTTTCAAGTAATTCAGGCTTGTTATACTCATAGAATTTTGGATTTTCGCCTACAATTAACGAAAGGTACGGATATGAAGATACCGTAACCGCGCTCTTTGAACGCCAAATTTTTGATGTTGCTATAACTTTCTTGCGTAGATTCTCTAACATCAATTAAGGATTAACACTGTTTTTTGTGTGTTTGAAAGTACAAAGATAAACATTATGTTAAACATAAACAAACTATTTAACATAATTTTATCAGTAAGTTATTAAAAAAAGCCCCGGCTCAATAACCAAGGCTTGCAGATTTTAATTTAAATGTTTCCAAACTAACTCTTGACCTTTGAATGTCGTTATTTAATTTTGACAGTACAAATATAAACCAAATAAATTTAATATCCAAATATTTTTAAAACAATTTCTATATTTTTTAAAACATTCCCCTGTAAAACAACCTTATTGCCTGTGACAATCCTGCAATACTATCAGGCGCATCATCCCTTATCTCTTTCCCATTCTTTAACACCCACCAAATCTGTTTCATAAACTTCTCATACGGCGATTGTGGTCTATAATCCTTTCTAAATACAAAATTCTCTTTTATCCATCCTTCTTCTGCCAATACCCGCATGATCTTATTTCCCGTGTTCTTTACACCCCTTACTGATGTTCTTCTTGCCTGTCGTTTGATCTGCGCCATGTGCAACCTGCCAAAACTGTTTGATTCTATAAACACCCTCGAAGGATTATATTTATTAATCAAACCTATTACCTGCGGTTCAACCTGTGTTAAATTGTCCTGCGTGAATAAAACATCATCTATATAAACTTTGCCATTTGCTATAATGCCTATTGGCATAGAATAATTGTCATCACCTGTGTCTGCCGGGTCAGCATAAAAGACGGGTATTCCCTTGGGACATTCACCGGAAAAATAATTAAGCTCACTTTTGGGAAATATCAAACCTTCCAACGGTTGCGGATCTTGCATATACTGACGTTCAAACACCAACGAGTTAATCCTCTTATATTTCATTAACTCATCAAAATTCATTTTGAACTCCCACAAAGGCTGACCTACCACGCCATCAGGAACATTTACGCCATATTTTTTTGCTGATTCAACAAGCCTTTCATCAACTACCGCAGGTAATGATATTAATTCCCATTCACCCGGCTCAACATCTAACAAGTAACCCGTTAAGTCCTCCGGGTGTAACCTCTGCATGATTATTATTATCGGCGTGTTACGGCTATTTACCCTGTTTCTGATAGTACTGTCAAATCTCATGTTTATCCTGTCCCTGCGAAGGTTATAATCCGCATCCTCCGGCTTCATCGGGTCATCAATGATAATTGCACCACCAAATTTTTTGTTTACACTTATTTCGTCTAAAGTGTTTATCAAATCAAAGTCATCTGTTTCTTCATCCACCTGACCGGCACCAAATCCTGTTACCTGTCCACCTGTTGATGTTGCGTAAACTCCACCACCAAAAGCCGTGTACCATTTCTTTTTGCCCCTTGTGTCCTTTTTTAACTTAACATCAGGAAACATTGCCCGGTACTCGTCAATATCTGTAATGAAATTTTTAACATCCTCTGAATTGTCCAGAGCCAGATCATCAGAATAGCTCAAATGAATAAATTTTGCACTTGGATTTAATGCCAAACAGTAAGCTATAAAGTTTTTAACAGCAAGTTCGGTTTTTCCGCTTCTTGGAAAAATGTTAATAATCAGTCTTTTAATATCTCCTTTGACAACTTTATCCAAAGCATTACAGATAACCTCGTGATGCCAGTTAACAACAAACTTTCGCCCATACCTCTGCTTAAAGAAATATCGGGTAAAATTTAACATTGAACTTTCGCAAAATACTTTTGCAACCTTCAAGCGTTTTATGTCTTTTATTGAAAGTGTGTCGGGGGTCATTATGTTTGTAACTTTTTTACATTTCTGCTAATCTAAATGTTCGCCTTCAAAATTCCGGCATAGCTTTTTATACGCCCTTTTCGCTTCTTCTCCTGTTAGTTTTATTTCACCGCCATCCTTTAGCTTTATTATGGTATCACGGTATTTATCCCTAATTAATTCCTCTACTTCACTATACTCAATTCGTAAAACAAATGACATATATTTTGTAAATTAAAAATGCAATTTACTAATAATACTACACATAACAAAAATTATGTTAATAAAGTTATCAGTTATTTCTACACGGTTTTAGATACTTCTCCTTGATAGCAAACCACTTCTGAATTATCATGTAAGCTAAGTCAACTGTATGCTTTGACGCGTTTCGTGTCTTTGGCAAAATGATACCATTCTGCGAATAAACATCCAAACCCTCTTTTATTATTTGATCGTACATTTCACTTCTGGCAAACATAAATAACCTATTTATTGAAATATGATCTAATCTTAAACCATTTATTCTGATTGCGTTTTTTATGATTGTCCATAAACTTTCATCAGGCAAACCAACAATGAATGAACCAACCGCCTTAATCCCGTTCTTTTGACAGGCATCCAAAGCCGTTAGTGT